TGCATCCTTGAAATTGACAAGATCAATAGAATTGATGAACGCAGCCATCTCTGTCCTTACGAGTCTTTCACAATTTGCTGCACCTGCTGCAAACTTATCCTGTAATGTTTTGGACATTTCTTTATGAGTCTTTCCCATGATAACGCCTAACATTAATTGATCCTTTAGTTCATTGCCTAGATTCTGAGCATTTTCCCATATTCTTTTAGAATAATTTTTATCATACCAGATAGATTTGAGCATAAGATCCACTAGTTCTGGATCTATTTCAGAAAAATCATATGCAATCCCAATGCCTTTTGATAAATTGAACACATTTCTGTAATATCCGTCATATATCCCTTTTAAATAAGCATCTGTGCTTTTTTCTTTTTCAAGATTATATTCCAGCCTCATCAGAGAATCCAATTTGTTCTGTAATTCCATTAGTCTATTTATTCTTGCTCGATAGGCTGGAGCATCAAGTTTTTTTAAAAGTTCTTTTTTTGCACTGCTTGATGGATTGTTTTCAAGCTTCCTCTTCAGTTCTGCATAATCATGATCATTCACAAGATTGTTAAGCAGTTCTCTTGCTTCCTTTTCTGACATAGGTGCTGAATCTGTTCTATGATGATTTCTGTATGAATCAAATATTCCCTCTATCTGTTTATCTGTATACAGATAGGCTTTATGATAGAACCTTTTTACTTCTTCGATATCTGCAACGGCATTCTTAATAGCATTATCAAGTTTTTCAGACTGACGTTTTTTCCAGTATTCTTCATTTTTCATATATCAACTAAGAAGCCTTATTAATACCGATAGAATCTGATTCATCATCTTCACTATCGGAAGGAGCATCTTTTTCATCATAGAATGGAACCTCATTTTGAGATTTGAATAATGCTTGCTGTGTTTTGATATTTTCTTCATTTTCTTTCTTTACCTTTTCTGCTTCATTAGAAGCATCCTCAACAAACGGAAGCTGTTCGATAAGAGTTTCATTTGATACCTTTCCACTTAAATTCGCAATCATCTGTGCAAGTTCATTTAAATTTTTAGGAAGTTTTCTAGTGAAAGTTATCTTGATATTGTTCTTATTGATGTTAATTGCTTTAAGACCAAGATAGTTGCAGAACAGATCTATCCTTCTTCGCAAACCTTTCTTGTAATACTTTTCTTTTTCTCCAGTAATCATTTGAAGTCCGAGAAGCTTATATTCCATTGCTACTCCTGAACTATTTCCTACAAAGTTTTCATCTGTAAGATTTGGCACATGAGAAAAAGTATAGATATCTTCTTTAATAGCTTTTCTTAATACTTCCATTCCGCTTTCATCGAACGTTCTAGAAATATATTCAGCTCTTGCCTCGCTCGGAAGTTCTAATAAACCATTCTCTTTTAGAATCTTCATTGTTTCGCTGACTTCTTCATTATCGTCACCCATCAGAGAACCGTAGACAACTAGCAGAGCCTCAACGAACTGTTCTTTATCATTAACACGATCACTCATTAATTTGTTATAGGCATCTATCAAAGAAATCTGCTGTTCAAAATCACCTATGCATAGCTTATTGTTTCTGTATTCGATAATTGGAACATCACCGAAATAATGAGGAACCATTTCTTCAATCATCCTATGCTTATGACTAGAACAATCTATAATCATCGTATATCTATAATTTTTTGTTACCACTGTTGCGCGATAGCAATACTGATCAGTGATTGCATCTTTAAATCTGTAATAATAAACACCAAAAAGAAGATTCTGTTCAATTGTGTCATCATAAACAAGAAATGTATGATCTGCTTCAATGTTCCTGACAGCAATATCCGTAGTATCCTGTTTGATATAAACATATTCATACGCAACACCACAGACACTCATATCATGTGCATTATCCGAATCAGCATCATCAACATCTGCATTATCAAAAGCATCTGTTAGTTTATCCAGCAATGTTTCATCATCACCATCATAAGTGTTATAGGATATTGGAGAATTCATGAAGTATCCAGTAGCAGTATCGGAAATGTCCTTAGCATGATTGCATATTACTTTGTTATTCGCAGAACCCTTATATTTTTTCTGCCTTCTTTTTATGTCATGCTCTCCTTCATAGTATCTTTTATTTTTTTTGATTTTTCCTATGATATTCCTATGCTTATTAATCAGACTTTCTATCTGTACGATATTAAGTGATGACTCATCATATCTTTCTGCATCGATAGTAAATATATACATCTAATGTTCCTCCTATATCAGACATATTTGCTTCTGTTCTTTCCTGCACGTGCTTTTGATGCAATTATGTCTGTCTCACATCCATATCGTGCAGCATCTATTGAATGGTTGTTCTTATCCGGAAATTCACCTTTTAGATTTCCTTCCTTATCTTTTTCAATTTCATAATTATTGAACTCTCTTGCGGTATTAGGACATCTGATAGGATCAATGATTATCTGTTCAAGGTCCTGAAGCCATTTGATTCCATTTTCCACACTGTCAGGTCCTTTCTTAGCACCCTTCACTCTTAGTCCTAATAATTTGAATTCATTGATTGTACGAGGTTCTGCACTATCACATGTCACTAGTTTATTCAATGGATTGAGCTTCTTGATCATCCTTACTGCTTTCTCATTTGAAAGACGTGTGCCGTAAACCTCACCAAAAATAAAAAGACGTCTACGCGTCTTATCAAAATGCATCTTTACATATGCCAGTGGGTCACCAGCATAACCAAAGTCCAGTCCGTTTTTTAATCTATCGAATACCTGTATTTCCTCGTCGGTTATCTCACGTATATCTAGGTTTGTGAAAACCTCTCCGCCTGTACCAGTAACTTCACCTAAATAATCATGACAGTATTTTTCAGGCTTAACTTTTTTCATATGTTCAGCTTCAATTAAAAACTGTTCTCCAAGCCATTCCTTCGGTGCTTGAAGATAAGTAGTGTGAGATACGAATGTATCAGCCCTTTTTACTAAAACTTCTTTGTTGCACCAATTTCTTTGGCTTTCAGGAGGGTTAAAAGAGTAGAACACACAATATTCAGGACCACCACGAAGCAAAGACTGATTGATATTGGTGATCTTGTCATGACTTTCAAACTCATCACATTCTTCAAACCAAACATATTTTATATAACCTACAAACACCTTTGTTGATTTCAACTTTTTAGGATTGTCAGCACCTTTAAATATGATGACTTGTCCTGTTGGCTTGTAAGTCATCTGCAGTTTTGAGTCAGGCATCTCCCATTCATTTTCAACTTTCATCATGTAAATAGCCCATTTGATTTGTTCATATACTGAACCTCTCAATGTATCTTTTACACGTCTGATAACAACTGCATTGCTCATCAGTCCCTTTTGTGCATCCCTCATGATGCCTAAAGGAATTTCAGTACCAATAAAAGAAGATTTTAAAGAACCTCGTCCACCTTTTAACCAATAGTGCGTGTAATCATTGTTTTTGATATGCTTATGAACATCATAGAAAGCAGGACCAATAATGGACTTTAAACTAACTTTCATCTATATCATCCACGATTACTGTCTTGCCGTTCGATGTAACATCTACATTTTCCGTAAACATACCAAAACGCTTGCCTAATAATTCAGCAGCTTTAAGCCTTTCTTTCTCGTCCGGAGGCTTCTGTATGACCTTCTGCATACCGTTACCGTTCATGATCATTACATAAGACTCTGATTTAGCGCGCATAACAGATGTTAGATACTCAACTATTTCTTGAATATCTGCGGTGTTCTCATTATGGATTTCTTCCATCTTTTCAGAGATATACTTTTGTATCTCTTCTTTTTTTAAAAGCTTTGAAGCAAGAGGTGCTGCACTGGTGGCACTTTTACAATTGGCATAGACTGTTAGATATGCTCTTGTAGCATTAGTATCTTTTAGATACTCATCACAAAATAGTTTCTGCTTTTCTGTCATAGCTGCACCCCTTTCTTATCAAGCAATAAAAAAGAGGCTTTATTATGCCTCTCTGCTTAATTTGCCTCTTTTTACCATTATATAACATCAATTAGCGCAATGTTGCGCCGTTTTACGTTTATAGCCGTGTATTCACGTTAAGATAAAATAACAATCATCTTTTCAATTGCATCATGTATATACTTCTCTGCTGTTCTCTGCGATACATGCAGCATATCAGCAGTATCATAGATACTCATTAATTCAATATATCGATAAAAGAGTACATCCCTATGATTGATATCATCTAGTTTATCTATATTTTGACGTATGAGAGCCATTTCTTCTAAACACCTATCCTTCATCATGATGTAATCGTTCTGAGTCTTGGGCTCTGAATATGAACCTGTCGGACTGTCTCTATATGAGATGGCTTTAACATTGATTAACTTATTCTGTAGATAGTCTGCTTTGTCTTTAAGATTCCTATATGATTTTAAATATGTTCTGACTTCTTCGGCTGTCATACGTTACCTCCTATTCAAAAATAAAAAATAAATAAATCACTATCACCAATACAAATAGAATAAAAAACAATTTAATTTCACTCCTCCTTATCTTTTAAAGTATATACATAATATTTTCTTGGGGCAGCGCTAGGATGCCTTGCATTGTATTTATCGCTGTGCTGATTGCTTGCCTTGCAGTAGAAACTAGCTAATCCAATGGATAGCCTATTAGCGCATTCTTCAGCAGTGCCTGCAACAATTACATTGTCATTCATATCATAGACAACATAGAACTGTCTATCTTCGTAGTTTGCTCTTTTCTTTTCTTTCTTGTGTACTTTTCTATGATCATATATGTTTGTCATATATTCCTCATTATCATACACACTTCCTATTTTAATAGGTATCTCATTTGAAAATACACTTTCATGCTTATATATACGTTGCCATCTATGTTTTAGAGCTAATTGAGTAGCATCAACATACTGACTTATCTTTTCTATTGATCCAGTTATATCGGTTCTTTTTCCGTTACGATATAAAACAAAGTTTCCCATTTAACCTCCTTTCTGGAAGAGAGAAAGAAGTCCTTTACTCTGTCTTTTGATTTTCAATTCATTCTTTCTGTCTTCCCAGTAGCATCACAACTTAGTTGGATAGTAGCAAAATTAACGCTTCTTACTCTTATTCTTTGCAAAGTAAGGTGAAGAGATGGAAGCAAAGCCATGACACTGCTGTTGTTTGTTGGTTTTAGAATAGAAAAATATGTTAGGGCATCAAGTCCATGAGAGGATCTTGCTTTTAGAAAAGAATCTATTAAGTATGAGGGGTCCTAATAAATTTTCTTGATAGTATATAAAATCTAATAAAGAACTCAATGCCCTGCTTGATTATCTGATGAATTCTGATTGAATGAATCTAGCTAGATCCAAATATTCGTTATGGTCTGTTTTCTTTGTAGAAATATCATCTAAAGAAATAATCATATTTCTATTATTTCGTGTTCTTGTTGCAATGATAACTCTATCTGCTTCGTAATTAACACCATCATACCAAAAGCTCCCGTTGTCTTTTTTGCTTTTGAAGTTCTTCAGATATTTAATACGCTGTTCTGCCAACTCCAACGAAAGAAAATATTCATCAAACACCAAATTATGTGGTTGTCCATTTGTGTAGAACGCTATTCTGTACGGATATGACTCTTTTTTGTGCTTTATCAATTCAAATCTAACTCTTTCCAGATTGATAACAGAAAAATTATTTCTCATGTATTCTTTTTCTTCTTCCGTTCTTGGCTCTTTGAATACTCTGAACACTTCAATGAAGTTACATTTTAATTTATTCGGTTTTTTTTCTATCTGCAGTATTGGCTTTGGTTTAAGTTTGATTGTTGGTTCGATATCTTCAATAACTCCATCAACCCATTTGATTTTTAGACGAAGATCATATTTACGTGAATTGTATATCTTGTCATTATTCAAATGGTATCTAAGTGCGTTTGTTGAGATTCCAAAGAAACCCCACATTTTATTACTGCTCCCACATGCTAAAAAGCTGCCATCATCTGCATTGTATGCATAATAAGAACCAGTTCTTATCATTTTTCTACGTCTCCTTTATCGTTGTTTTGAATTTATATTCAAAAATCTTTTTCTTAATCTTATATACTTCTGTTTTTCTGCCTTTGACATCTTCCACAACTTTAACGTTATTGATGTAATAGACGAAGTCAGCAATATACTCAATCCTTCTTCTTTTTCTCTTTTTGCCATCAATTTCGATTTCAAAAGGAGGGATTAACTCAAAAGGTACCTGTAATTGTAGATTATGAATTAATCCGTCTTTTTCCATCTGTTTCAATTCCAAATAGCGTTTTGCTTCCTTCTTGGAATCGAACGTGAAGCCGTCAACTGTAGTTTTTCTTGAGTTGTACTTGCTCATTAGAATTGAATGTCATCCTCTTCCATAACCAATCCTTCATCCTCGAACTGCTGAATTGGTTCATTATGTACATAATTGTTAACAGGTGCTTGACTATTTACTGGTGCTTGTGGTGCAGTTTGATTTTCTTTTCTAGTGTTAATGAACTGTACAGAGTCAGCAATCACCTCAGTAACATATACCTTCTGACCTTGATTGTTCTCATAGTTTCTTGTCTGAATGCGACCATCAACAGAAACGAGGGAACCCTTAGAACAGTAACGTTCTGTATTTTCCGCAATCTTCCCCCAGCATACGCAGTTAATGAAGTCAGCCTCCTGATCATCACTCTTGAAGTTTCTTTCTACTGCTAAGTTGAAAGAAGTGACTGCCTTCCCACTCCCTGTTCTTCTTAGTTCAGGGTCTCTTGTAAGTCTTCCGACTAATAAAGCACGATTAAGCATTAATAGTGTTCCTCCTTGTCATTTATTGTCATAAGTTATTATTCTCCTTATCTTCTTCTATGCCATTCACAACGACCGACACGATAACAAACACCGCAATAGCAATTACTGATATCACAATAAGGACAGCAACAATCAGCATAACGATAGCAAACACAGAAAATACATTTTCTAATACCTGCAATAAAAACATCTATATCACTCCTATCTGATAAACAAGTAAATCATTAGCACTAGTGTAGCAACATAAGCTGCTGCTAAGATAAAGAAATCCCTGTTAGCCTTTTTACAGCTTCTAACAAGCTTACTGTTTAATTTTTGTATATCATCCATTTTCCCACAATCTTCTCTATAGAAATTCAATACAGTAGCATTTGCTTTCACTAAACTGTTTTTTTCTCTTTTAAGAGTATTGTTTTCTTTTTTTAAGTCTTGACATACTTCTTCAAGCTCTCCATATTCTTCTTTCAAATATGAATACTCTTCTTCTAGCTTGTTATATTCGGCTTCCTTTTCTTCTACAATTTCCTGTACTTTTTCGGCACTAAAACACACCATTGAAGCTATCCTCCTCTTCTAATTCCTTTATATGATCCTGAGTTCTCCTCATGGATCTTTCTACTTTTCTTTCTATGATTTCAGCAATTTCATGGACATCTAGATATCCCATCACAAATAACTCACAGATACATATCAATACATCCGCAGTCTCTTCATCCAAATGTGAAGCATTGATTGGGTCCAATCCATTACGTTTGATTTTTGATATTGCTTGTATAAGTTCTGCATTTTCTTCCATTGCGATAGTTAACATGTGCTGGTTGCCCCATGTCTCGCATACTTTTCCAAGTTCCGGACAATTTGATACAAGAGTACCAAGCATATTATGTAATTCCTGTGGATCCATTTACTTTCCTCCTTAATCAGCCAATAGCATGATTGCGTGTCCTCTTGGCGAATCATTTACTTCAATATGAGTTACTAACATATCTCCATAATGGTTATCCATGAATGTGTCACTATGAGTGATTTCCCATTTTGTTCCTTGTATACAAAAATTCCAACTTTTACATCTAATGTCAATGAGTTCATCTTCATCGACTCTTGTTAACACTTCATTTATTCTCATTATTTTACTGTTCTCCTTCTACTTCTAAGTCTTCAATGTAATCATCATTTTTATGTGCAGTTAAATATTTTAATAATTCTGTATCTGAAGCATTAGGACCATAATATAGATCATCAGGATAAAAGAACTTAGTAAACTGCGTATACCATCCACTTTTTTTAAAAAATTTATTAAAACCCATCACTTGAATTTTTCTGACATATAGTTTAGGTGTTAATTTTAAAGTCAACATTTTAATATCAGCTGTTAAATACTCAGCTTCCCAATTCTTCTCATTTCTTAAAAATGAGGTTCTCTCTTCTTTATTCTTCAGCATCATTGACCACCTCACAGTTATCTAAAACATCTTTGTTTAACATTTCAAAATTCCTACCTTCAATACCCTTCATCAAGCACATCTCTAATCTTTGATAATTTTTCAAGTAATGCCTTATTTTCACATTCTGCATTGTCTAGATCATATTCGAGGTTGGCGAATATGTTTTCCAAATCAGTGCAGTATCTTTCTAATGCTTCGGCATATTTTTTATAATTTACTAACGATTTACCTTTTGTGTCTAAAAAAAGGCTAAAATCTCTTTCTTTAGGTCTCTTAACCTCTCTAATGCTTAACTTCTTAGTTGGCTTCTTAATCCAATTTAAGAAGTTGTCTTTTGAATAGAATGGGCAGTTGCTTTTGCAATTGCTAGCAGTACAAGAAACATTGATTTTATTTTCTTCTAGAACTTCATTGAAATTGTCACAAATACAATTGCCTTCAACTTCTGTTTCACAAATGAAGGTAGCGACTGCTTCTAACTTCTTGCTATTCACATATTCCATATGTTATAAACCTCCTCCTAGTTCTTCCATTGATTTTCTTAATTCAGCAACCTCTTCATCAGAGACTTCTTCTTCAGAGACTTCTTTTTTCTCTTAATCATGCAAGTCTCCCATTAATCTTCTTAACTCTTCTTTATCTTCTTCGGTTACTCTTTTTTTAAGTTTCTTTTTCTTCTGGTACCATTTCTTTTCTTTTGCCACTGCTAAAGCAAAATTCTTTAGATTGGTTATTTTCTCAAGTCCATAGAGTTTGCATGTTTCTATTACTTCATCGGCAACTTCTTCAAAGTCATTTTCAATAAGAAAAGATTTTAAATCAGACAAGTCAGAGTCACTGACAGACAGTCTTCTTTTATTCTTTATTTCTTTTATTCTTTTATTCTTATTACGTCCTACTTCTTGTCCTACTTCTTGTCCTACTTCTTGTCCTACTTCTTGTCCTACTTCTTGTCCTATTTTTAGGACACTAGGTGAGACACGGTTCTGATATTTGTCCCAGTTCTCAACTGTTATAAGAGTGCCTTTTCTAGATATATCTAATTTGATTTTTCCGCACTCTTCTAAGAGGTGAAGATATTTAGTAATGGTGTTTTTTGCCATTCCACATCTTTCTGATACCTGTCTTAGAGACAAGATGCATTGTCCTCTTTTAATAAGCTGGCCATGATGATAGTAATCAACAGGATTGGCATGAAGAAGGATGTCAATCCAAAGGTGTAGCATTTTTGAATCATGATAGACTTCATCGTAGTCCATCATGTATAACTTGATCCATCTTCTTTTTTCATCCATCCCTATGTCTTCCTTTCTTTAATTAGAACTGTTCATAATCATAACCATCATCGAAGTCACCAAATTCAGCATCGCCGAAATCAGTATTGACCATCGCCTCTTCTAGAACCTTGTCAGATTCTTCATGTGGCTGTGGTGCTTTAGGCGCTGAACTTTCATGTTCGATTGCTTTAGGTGCTTCTTCATGTGCCTGTGGTTCTTCATCGTTTACAAATGTAACAGGAGCATCAACATACTCTTTTGTACCATCACTATTGATTACTGCCATATCAGCATCGATAGCATTCTGCAGATCAATTGACATGATACCCCACTTACTGATCAGCTGACGGAGCATAGTCTTATATGCCATTCCATCGAAGTCTTTAGACCAGAATGTCCAGTTAGTGCCTTTTCTCTTGTCTGCTGCATATCCTTGAGAATACTTAAGCGCATGTGCTTCCATCTTTTCTTTTGACCAGTACATTGTCTTTCTGAAGCCGTTTGTATATTCAAACATTGCATAATAGCCGACTGTCTTAGCGTTCTCTCTTACAAGTTCATCATCAATTAATCTGACTTCAATCTCTTCATTAAGAGGGTCATAACGGATTAATTCTCCTTCCTTGATTGAAATAACATTTAATTTTCTATACTGTCCACTTCTGATAGCTAGCTGAATGCAGCCTTTATAACCTAACTGGAACTGTGCAACTGTTCCTCTCTTAGTCTTACAAGGTACAAAGTAGTACTGTCCTAACTGAGGAGAAGGAGATAAGTTGAGCGATTCGCCAAGAAATGCAGCAGTAATGATACTATTAGGCTCACATTCCTGAAGCTTTGGATCATTGACAACTGTAGAAGTAATAGAAGCGATGAAACGTGTTCCATTCTTACCGCCAACAACATCATTGATTTTTCTCTGTACTGCTGGGCTTGCGATAAAAGTACTGAATTTTGCTTTGTTTGTTGTGTCTTTTCTTAAACTGTTTTTAACTGTCATTGTTATTTACCTTCTTTCTTCTTTCTAGGGAATCTTAAATCATAATCGAAACAGCCATCATATTTGGCTTTGAGGTAGTCTAGAGATGTTTTTAATTCATTTAGTGCTGAATTTGTTCCTACGATTTTACCAACCAGCATCTTTAGAGGTTCTTTTTCTTCTGAAGAAACATTTACAGGCTCTTGCTGCTTAACTTCTTCCTTCTTTGCTTCTTCTTTCTTCTGATGTTCCTGTTCATCTCGTCTATTGATGATTTCTCTAAATCTTCTTTCTAGGAGTGGCTTAATGTCTTCAAAAGAGCCGTTTCTTAACTTATCTTTATAGACACTCACGTCAATCATCTCTTGATCAACATCAGTTTCTTTACATCTAGCCTCTAAATAGATGTCTAAAGACTCACAGCGCTGCAAGTATGATTTATATGTTTCTTTAGTTCTTTCACATTCATTCTTGATTGCATCTACTAATGCTTTGGTTGGCTTCTTATTGTTGATGAACTTCTTTAGAGAACTCCAGCGTGGATCAATAGAGAAAACCTTAGTTGCACAGTATCCATCGAAATCATTTCTATGCACATAATAATTAAGAGCCTCATTACAGAGTTTTCTTACAACCATTTCATTCTCTGCTACTTCCTTATCTGTGAATTCCTTAATATCACTAGATAATGAACTAATAGAAGCATCAAACATCTTTAACACTTCTTTCATATCGTTCTCAAAGTCTGTGTAGACTTTCATTGCTTCTTTTTTGACTACCTTCTTGCTTTCATTGACATTGTCTTTTTCTTTCTTCAGCTTAGAAACAACGTCAGATAACTCTTTATAGTTGTCTGCAGTCACTACAATGCCGTCATAGCGTTTCAAATAAGACTTTACAGCCTCTTTGAAGTGTTTTACGTTACATCCTTCAATCTGTGCTGGAATGACCTTCACAACACTTAAACTAGGCATCTCAGCAACTTCATTGACATCTGCATCAATAGGCTGTGTATCTTCTTCCACTGCATCCTGATACTTTACTAATTCATAGCTTTCAGCGTGTTCTTCTTTTAATGCGACTACTGATCCGTCTGGTGCAACTGCGATAACTGCACTCACTGCACCGAAAGGCCACTCAAGCCCTTCAACTTTCTTTTTATCATCTGCAAACATGACTTTGATAATTTCAAAATCAATCTTGTCAGTGACAACACCGAGATAACCGCCATAGAGACGGTCTTTAATTTCTTTCTTAAATCTCATTCTTTTTCTCCTTTAAATAAAATTTGGTTCAATATCTTCCACGATGTGCTTTTTCCAGAAGGCTTCTTCATCTGCTTCTAGCTGCATTAAATCCAAAAGCACCTCGCTTCTTTCAATTCTTCTAATGATAGTTTTTGTCTCGTCACACCATGGCATCATGGCTATTGCGAATAAGACAACGAATTCAGCACCTGTCACGTTCATGTAATGAAGGCATTGGCAGTAATATGTCTGAGGCATTGAATCATCGCCCCACTCTTCTTGAAAGTACTGCCACTTATTTATGGTCGTTGATTTTATTTCTAAAATCCCTGTTGATCCATCTTCCTTACGAATAAGAGCACCGTCCAAGTTGGCTCGCATCCATTCCTTATCTTTCCTGGATAAGGAGTAATCCTTTGTATCAATGACTTCGTATTCATCCCCATATAATGCTTCAAACAAGTTGAACATTACAGGTTCTAGACGGTTTCCCATCTCAATGGCATGATTTGAGACCTGAGGTCTCTTTTGCCTATTTGTTTTGTCTTCCCACAACTCATGAAGTGTGGTGTAGCGGTTGACACCTTCGATTATTCCAGCATCTGAACCGCCGATACCTTTTCTTCTCTGAGAGAGCCACCCTTCTTTTGATTTTGGTATTTCTTCATAGAGACAATCGAACAATCCTTTGAAAGAGGTCATCGTATTTCCTCTAAAGCTGCGATTACATCTTTAATGAGAGCCATGCCACTGTCTCCAGTAACATCAATAAACATTTCTGCATTACCTTCATAAAGTCTTACAGTGACCTCTTCATTGCCGTTCTTATCCTTGTGATATAGCATTTCAGCGATTTCATCGCTCCACTTTCTAGTTCTAGTGAGAGTCTCGAACAGGCTCTCTAGAATATCTTTCTTATTCTCCATCTACGTAATCCCCTCCGAATAAGTTATCTAGTGCTTCTAAGATATCAGAGATTGTATTTACATCCCCTAATGGTCCAAATACTTCAATTGCATCATCTGGACTTTCATACACCTTGTTTAGAATTCTATTGAATTCCTTTTCTTCTCCTTCATCGTCATACCCATTAGTAAAGCGTCCTTCTTTGGCAGCTTTAACGATGTAAGCAAATAGAAGTAAGTACTGCCATGTATTTCCTGTTCCTGTTACTTCACAGTTCCCGTTTTTAATCTCAAGGTGTAGGAATGGTGTTTCTACGTGTTTGATCATAATTATTTATCCCCCTTTAATCCGATATATTCCAAAAATAAGATGTTTAATCCTAATGAGAAAGCACTTAAGACATGTGCGGCTGTACTATCCCAATTTGTGCCTGTACTAATCATTGAAATAACCATGCCTAAAACAAACAAATTAATTGTGATTAATAAGATTCTTTTACTATTCATAATTTCCTCTTTCCGTGCTATAATTAGCACTGTCTGATTTTTATCAATCTTTTCCGAGAAGATTGAGTGGGAGCACACGATGGCTGTCGTGTGTTCTTTTTTTATATGCTCATAAGCACTTAGCGCTAGGAGACCGTATACAGTAGGTATGTATAGTCAATGGAATTATCCAAAAAGAGAAATGTTAAATTATGTATTGCAGTTCATTCTACGAATTATTATTTGTCTCCTAGCCTTAGGTGCCTACGAGCAACTATGCTACTTATTCAATTGTCTTTCTTTTAGTGAGCTCCTCTACCACTGCTGCAATCAATTGGTCAGATGGACCTCTATAGTAATTGTTCATGTAATCCATGAAAGCCTTTCTAGGGATGTATGTACTTCTTTTACCTGAATCATGTTTTACTACTGACCCAGGCATTACACCTTGCTCTATAGCGTTTAGAATGAAGTCTCTGCTTTTCTTAGTAATCTGCATGACTTCCTCAACGCTGATACTCCATTCATCCATGATGATCACCTCCTATTGAAGGAACTTGTTAATGAAATACTGCTGACCCTTGCCAGTAACCTTAGGCGTCTTAGTAGTGATGTTTACACCTGAGCCGTTGACATAAGAGCCTTCCTTGATTTCAAAGAGACCTAGTTCCATAGCCTTCTGTGTAGGCATGTTGTAATCAGTGCCCTGGCGCTTGATCAGATAGCCTTTTTCTCTGAGCCATGCAAATAATCTCTTCTGACCCATGTCAATGCCATTCTGCTTTAAGATTTTGGCAAGTTCACCAACTAGGATAGATGTGTGGCTAGTGGCTACTGCATCAGCAAATACCACCTTAGGCTTCATCTCCTCGATTACTTTATCCTTAGCAGCTAAGACGCTTTGAGCCTCGATTAATGCCTTAGCCATTAATTCCTGTCCGCTTAGTTCCTTCACTTGGTACTGCCCTGTTTTTCTCAAGGTTGGTAGTACTTCACTAGTTACCCAACGTTTGAATTTCTTAGCACTCTCTAACTTGCTTGAAATGATTAGGCTATATAATCCACTTTCGTTAATAATTGCGATGTTTTGAGTTCCCCCAAGGGTGTCGCATTTTGCTACCCCCTTGTCTTCATCATCAACGTGTTTACTTAATGCGTCTCTTGTGTTCTTGTATCCAAGAACCTCAGCCACATCTTTTCCAACGAGCCAAGGCTCACTGTTAATCATTAATGTTCTGACTGAACCAAACTCTTGATTTTTGAATACCTGTAATTCATTCATTTTGATTCTCCTTTTTTAATTTTAATTCTACTATTAGTAGAGTAACAAGGTAAAAAAATACAATCCAAAGGGATTCCGTATAATTGTGACATTTTATGCATCGAAGGAATTCCAGGGATGGTTTTTCCGTTTTCCCAGTTAATTATAGTAGATCTTGAAACTCCTAAATTAGAAGCAGCTTGCTCTTGCGTGTAGCCTGCATTAA